CCAAGCAATTGCCCCTAAAAAACATGCCAGCAGCAGAACGGGCAACATGACGGCAAGGTCGGCAGGCGTATTAGTTATAACAGCCCAAGCAATGCCCAGCATATAAACGGCAAACAGACCTTTTGCCGCTAGGTCGCTGATGCGGTCAAACACAATTTCATATTTGCTGTTGATATACATGGCCATCCCTTTCTTTTCTTGAACAAATTCTAAATTGCAGGCAGTCATATGGCAAGCGGTTTTTCTTTAGGCATTACCATCGGCGCATCGGTCGGTGGTGCAGTTGCCGGTATCAAATCAGTCAAGTCGTCTTTGGACGTTTTGGATAAAACAGTCAAAGGTCTGGCGGCCCGGCAAAGCCTGCTTGGCGAAACGTTGCAAAATCCTCTACGGATGAGCCGAAAACGTGTTGGCGAACTTAGACGAGAATATGACCAGCTTGGTCAGACTATCGCCAAAATTAACCGCAAACGCAGCCTCGTTGCTGATTTGCAGCAGCAGAAACAGGCTCATTACGACCGCCGCCGAGCGATCAAAGACGAATTTTGGGGAGCAGCCGGAGCTGTAGCAGGGGTGGCATTCCCGGTGAAACTGGCCGTCGAATTTGAATCGGCAATGGCAGATGTCAAAAAGGTCGTTGATTTTGATACGCCCAAGCAGTTTAAGGAAATGGAACAGGACATTTTGCGCCTGACACGCACTATCCCTATGGCAGGGACAGAGCTGGCAAAAATCACTGCATCAGGCGGTCAGCTGGGCGTGGCGCGCAAAGACTTGCCTAAATTCACAGAAACCATCGCCAAGATGTCAGTAGCGTTCGATATGGCTGCCGATCAGGCAGGTGACAGCATGGCAAAACTTGCCAATGTCTATCAGATACCAATCGACCAAATCGGCAAACTGGGCGATGCAGTCAATCATTTGTCCAACTCAAGCCCTGCCAAGGCGGGCGATATTATCAATACGCTCGGTCGAGTGGGTGGCGTTGCCAAACAGTTTGGGTTGACTGAAATTCAGACAACCTCTTTATCCAATGCGTTTATCAGCCTAGGCAAAACGCCTGAAATCGCCGGTACGGCAATTAACGGCATGTTGACCAAATTAATGACCGCAGATAAGCAAGGAGCGAAATTCCAACAAGCCCTGAAAAATATGGGCATGGAATCAAAAGATTTGAAGAAAGCCATCAAGGAAAACGGCGAGCAGGCGTTGATGGACTTTTTAAAACAGGTCGGAAAACTACCGAAAGAAAATCAAATGGGTGCACTGGTTGATTTGTTCGGTTTGGAATATGCCGATGATGTCGCGGTATTGGTTAGCGGGTTGGAGACCTATAAGAAATCAATCGATGAACTCAAAAAAACCTCAAAAGACGGTAAACCTGCGTTTATCGGCAGTATGGATAAAGAGTTTGCCGCTAGGTCTGCCACGACAGCAAACAACTGGCAAATATTTAAAAATAGTTTGACGGAAATCGGTATCACAGCGGGCAGCGTATTGTTGCCTGCGCTCAATCAGCTGATGACGACCATCCGCCCAATCATAAACAGTTTTGCAGATTGGGCATCAAAAAATCCCGAAGTTGTATCCGCACTCGTGCATCTTGCGGCAGGGTTTGCGGCGTTGAAGGTCGGTGGGCTAATGTTCCGTTTTGTCGGGAATGAGTTGTCCGGATTTATGGTGTCGTTTCGGCTTGCAAAAGCTTTGCTCGGTGTTGACTGGCTTGCCACTGTTATCAGGTTTAAATCAGGCATTGGTGCGTTGGCCCGTATTTTCGGTGTAGTAAAAACAGCGGCAACACTGTTGGGTACTGGTCTGATGAGTCTGGGTAGGTTTTTATTAATGTCGCCTATTGGCATTGCTTTAGCACTTCTTGGTGTTGCCGCTTATATGCTTTATAAAAACTGGGATGGTGTAGTCGGTGGTGCAAAAGCATTGTGGCAAGATTTAAGTAATTTCATCAGCGGCGTAGTTAATTCCATAGCCTCTTTTTTCGGTACATGTTGGGAACGCATCAAGACATTTTTCAATAGCGGCATAGGCAATATCTCAGCGCAGATTATCAACTGGTCTCCATTAGGGTTGTTTTATCAGTCGTTTGCCTCTGTTATGTCTTGGTTCGGCGTACAGTTGCCGTCCAGTTTCACGCAGTTTGGCACAAATATCATTCAAGGGCTGTGGAACGGCCTTAAATCCAAATTCGAAGCGGTCAAGGCGTGGTTTGCGGAAAAGGCAGCATCGCTCAAACAAACATTTGCCGGTGTAATGGGCATTCATTCGCCCAGCCGTGTTTTCCGCCGTTTTGGTGGATGGATGATGGAGGGGCTGCAAATCGGCTTAGACAAGGGCGCGGCGAGTCCTGTTGCTTCGGTGGCCAATACGGCTGGTCGTCTGAAAAGCAGTTTTGCAGAGCATATGGGACAAATGGCGGCGCGGGTGTCATCAGGTCGTGCAGCATTCGCGGATGCTCGCAGCTCCCTGTCAACAGGTGGGATGACCATCAATTACAACCCGACCATCAATGCGCCGAGCGGTAATCCTCAGCAGATTGAGGCTGCACTGCAAATCGGTTTGCGTGAATTTGAAGCAATGTTCCGCCGTATGATGGAAGACAAAGCACGGAGGGCTTATTGATGTATGCGATGTTAGGTGATGTGCGCTTTGAGCTTTTAAACAGCTTTACTTCGCTGGAGATGGAACATGCGGCGAACTTCGCCAAACATGAGGTCTTAAAAGGCCGACCGCGCCTGCAGGCCTTGCAAAACGAACTGACGACGCTGCGTTTTTCGCTCAAGCTGCACTGGCGACTGGGCAATCCTGACACAGCCTATAAGGGGCTGCTGTCAGCTTTAGAGGCACAGCAGGCAGTGTCTTTGGTTTACGGCAGCGGTCGTTTTGTCGGATGGTTTGTACTGGAAAGGTTGACGGAGCGCACGTTGATTCAGGACGCGCTAGGCCGGACGGCGGCTCGGGAATTGGATGTGGAACTGACCCAGTTTGTCGGCGACCCGAATAACCCGCTCCCGACTCCTGCCGTCAAGTCGGGCGGTCAAAATCCGCTCCTGTCCTTATTGCCGGAGAGTGTGCAGGCAAAAGCGGGCAAATTGATTTCGGCGGTGGAAAAAGGGGTGAAAATTTACCGAGCAGCCGAAGTGGGCATCAGCGATATGCAGAATCTGATACAGGCTGCCAAAAATCTGAAAAACGACCCGTCAGGGGCATTAAACCTGTTGGGGGATGCACTCAATATCGGAGGCAGTACGTTAGGACAGCTCAATGCTTTGCCCGAAGTAACGGCAATTTTCGGCGACCTGAAAGGCGCGGCTGAATTTGCATTGCAGGCTGGGCAAGCGGCCAACAGGCTAGGTGGTGCCGTCGGAGCATTGCGTGCCGGGTATGAGAGTGGCTCTGTCGGCGGCTGGCTGGATGCCGTTGGAGACGGTGTTGCCGAGGCATCTGATGCGATGGCAAACGGCTCTGCCGCTGCCCAGGCTTTGACCGGCTGGCTGGCGGTAAGAAAGGATAAATGATGAGTGCGGTAATACGCTACACCACCCAAGACGGCGACCGATGGGATTTGATTGCGCACAAGCATTACGGCAATGCGCTTTTGATTGATGGCCTGATTGCAGCCAATCCGCATTTGCCATTAGCGGAAGAGTTTCCGGGCGGTATCACGGTCTTTGTTCCCGTCCTTGAAACCAAACCGAAAAACAACCAAGAGGAGCTACCGTGGTGGATGCGTTAGGTGCGTTTTTAAAATCAAAAGGCCTTGACGGCGGCGGCAGCACTCATCCGGTTACCATGCCCGATTTTGTCCTGTCTTATGACGACAAGGATATAACGGCAGATGTCGCGCCGTATCTGATTTCGTTTAGCTATACCGATTACCTTGAGGGGCAGTCGGATGAGTTGCAGGTTGAGTTTGAGGATGCGGACGGACGCTGGCTGCGTAATTGGTATCCTGAACAGGGCGATGCTTTGTCTTTGAGCCTAGGCGACCAATTTACCGGGCTGTTGTCTTTTGGCAAATTTGAGATTGCCGAGATTGAGTACAACCATCCGCCGTCAACTGTCAGCCTGAAGGCCCTATCGACCGGGATTACCAAGTCTAGCCGCACTTTGCGCGGTAAGGCGTATGAAAACACGACTCTGGCCGCCATTGTCCGTCAGGTGGCAGGCCGTTTAAAGCTGGAGGTAACGGGTACGGTCAAAAACATCCCCATCAAACGTGTGACGCAGTATCAGGAGCGCGACATCGAGTTTTTGGCACGTTTGGCGCAGGAGTACGGCCACAGCTTTAAAATCGTCGGCAACAAACTGGTTTTTGCCGATAATGCCGAGCTAAAACAGCGTCCTGCCGTTGCTATATTGCTGCCCGAGGACATCATCCGTATCCGCCTTCGCGATTTGATTAAGGGTGTGCCGTCCAAAGTAGATGTCAAAGGCTATGACCCTAAATCCAAACAGACCGTGTCGGCCAGCCGCAGTAGTAAATCAAGACGCGGCAAAGCCAAACACGGCAGTACGGGCGATACATTGCGTATCGTGCCGAATAAGGGTGAGAGCGCGGCGCAATTAAATGCTAGGGCAGATGCCAAATTGGCGGATGCGCAGGACGACCAATGTGCGGGTACCGTTACACTGGTTGGCAATGCGCTGTTTGTGGCAGGTCAAATGGTACGGCTTAAAGAATTTGGCAAGTTCTCGGGTAAATATCTGGTCAAGCAATCAAGACATGATTTCACGCGCCACGGCGGATGGACGACCGAATTGGAGATCAAAATGACGGAGTATGTAGCAGACGAGGAGAAAAACAATGAAAACCCATGATTTTACGGCAACGATGCAATTTGGCATTGTATCGGCGATTGATGCGGCGGCGCACAGTTTGCGAGTAAAAATTCCCGTACTCGACGACATGGTAACCGACTGGCTGCCTATGGCGACCCCTGCGGCGGGCGGCAACCGTTTTTACAGCCTCCCCGATGTGGGCGAACTGGTTGTCTGCCTGCTGGATGCGCGAGGTGAGACCGGCTGCGTTATCGGCGCGATTTACAATGCCGCAGATAAACCGCCGGTATCCGACCAAAACAAATGGGTCAAACGGTTTACCAACGGCACGGTCATCTCGCACGACCGCAGTAGCGGCGAAGTAGTCGTTGAGACGCCGGGTAAAGTCCGAATCAAAGCGGCGAAAAAAGTAGACATCCAATCACCGGAGACAGAAATCACGGGTAATGCGACGGTAAAAGGGCTGTTGACTTATACCGCAGGTTTGACGGCCAGCAATGACGGCGGCGGCGACGCGGCAAATATCAAAGGTACAGTCAACATCACCGGCGACCTCATCGTCAACGGCATCAACATCGGCAAGCACATCCATGACGGCGATTCAGGCGGCCAAACCGGCGAGCCGAAAAATCATTAAACCGCATTAAAAGGCGTTTCAGACGGCCTTCTCTACAATCCCTGTATCTATAAGCGATACAGGGATTTTTTGATGTTTTACGCCGCGCCTATCTCGAAACACTGGCAGCTCGCGCCCGAAGGCTCGGGCGTGGTTCAGGGCGCGGACGACATCGACCAATGTATCCGCAATATCCTGTCCACCCGCAAAGGTGCGGATGTTACCCGTCCTGATTTCGGCTCCGACCATTACAAATGGCTGGACACACCCGAAGACGTGTTTATCCCGAATGTCGTCCGCTCAACCATGTTGGCAATACAGACGTGGGAGACGCGGGTAGTAGTCGAAGACATTATTTTCGGCGGCGCTGCGCCTCATCTGACCATGACGGTTTACTGGCGCGTCGCGGATGAGGTGGCGGGCGAGATTTA